ACGCGGTATTGGTCATGGCTGACCACCTTCGACTCGACTTGAGAGTCCGTGACCCTCGGGGGTGCTTTGCCTTTCCCGGCGGCCTTCGATGCGGCAAGGCGCTCCAGTTGGGTACGCATGTCAATGCTTAGCCGGGCTTTGCAGTGCTCCACGTCGGATTTCGACGTCGCCAGGTCCCGTTCCAAGCCGGCCAATATCTCCCCCCAGTAGGCCATGTCCGCCGACACGCGCGCGAACTCGCCTTGGATGTTTGACCGGTCGATGTTTACGCACTCGAAGAGGTACTCTTCCACTTCCATCGTGTGGATCTTCCTGCTCATGGTTGCGGTGCCCACTCAGTTTTCATCTGGTTGGCTTGGTCGGCGTTCAAAGCTCCGCGAACCTTGAACACGTTGATCGCTCGGTCATGTAACTCCTCGCCGCTCAACCGGTTGAACTTGGGGTTGTTGAGGTATGGACCGACCCCGACGATTTTCTTCACGAGGCCCGCGATGCTCTCGAAGTACTTTTCGTCCGCAGGCTCGACGTCAAACCCGCGTAGGTAGTAGTCCACAAGCTGACCAAAACGCTCTGAGTTGGCGATCTCAGGCGGCACTTCGACGGGCGGGCTTGTGGGCGCTACCGGTTGCGGAGGCGAGACCGGAGGCCCATCATTCGGGCGAAAGTCTCCCATCGCTGCTTCGTCGTCTGGAAGTTTGTTTGTGGGAGCTTCGCGCTTGATCTCCGCGTCGTTTTCGTCGAGCCAAATCTTCTCACCGTTGGCCAGTTCGAGTACGACGTTCAGTTCGGCGCCTTTGACCGCATACCCAACGATCGGGGAAGGGTCGTTCTTGTACCTCGTCTTGCCCCTCCACCGTTGCGCGTGCTCGGCCCTTTGGTCGGCTTCTTCTTGCTCACGTTGCGCTGCGCTCTTGGGCTTGTTGGTCGGAGGCTTGCGTTTCTTTCGGGTCACTTTGGCCTTTGGTTTGTCTTCCGCCTCTACAGCTTCAGCTTTTTCGATCGGGGTGATCTCGATTTCACCCGCAGCTGCGAATTGCTCGGCGGGGATCCCCACGGGTTCGTCGGATGCCGGAACGAGAACGGGTTCTCCTCCTGCTGCGTGAGTGACTGTGAGCTGGCCCCCCGATGCTTGCACGGCGTCTTCAAGCGTTCGCCGGTAGTCCGAGGTCGGTGTGCCCGCGGGGCGCGTAGCGTCATCGAGAGGGTCCGCTCCTTCCTGTAAGGAGCGCAAGTAGCGGCAAAGCGCGATGTACTGGTCAAAGCTCAGGCCGGCGATCTCCGCCGAGATTTTCGTCTTCTTTGTTTTGTCGTCGTAGGATGTGCGCATCGTTTTCTCCTATGCGGCGAGTTCGTAGCCATGCCCAGCGATCCCGTGAGCCGCGGCGTGTTTGATGATTTCCCTCATTGTATATATGCGGATTTCGGCAGGGTCGTGACCCGGTGGAAGTCGAATCCACCCGACATTGTGGCCATCGAGGCTCAGACGTTGGGCGATCGAGCGCCCAAGCTCCCAGGCATCGCCGTCAAGCACGAGTAGCAAAGGGCGCTTCGATTCGCGCAGAAGTTCAACCTGTTTGTCCGCTGGTTTCCCGAAGCATGCGACGGCGAACGGCCAGTGGGGCAACGCGTCGAAAGCTCCTTCCACGACGATCGCGGGGTCAAGCGTCTCCTCGAACAATATCGCTCCGTTGTAGAGCACAGACTCCCGCCGGAAGCCTTTCGAGTTCACGTACTTCACGTCTTCCAGGTAGCTCGGTCGGAGGTTTGGTATGGCGCGCGCGACGTGTCCGAAATGGTCGCCTTCGACCGTTTTTACGGGGACCACGATGCGGTTCCCGGCGTACCCGATGCCGGCCGCTTCGATCGTGTCCCAGCTTCCCACACGGTCGAACAGGTAACGAGCGGCCACCCCGAGCTTGAAAGAGTTCGCGTGCTTCCGCGTGAAGGGGACGAAGTCCCTCGGGAGACGAGGGGCCGGGGCCTTTGCAGGCTGGACCGGAACGTGGGTGTCTTCGCTGCCAAACCCTTCGAGCCGACCTTTGGCCCCACACTTGAAACACCGGTAGAAGCCGGTCTCGCGGTGAACGGAAAGGCTACCGCGGTGGTCGGCCTTGCCGGTGCGGTCGAGGCATAAAGGGCACAAACAACGCGCGTCGTCGCTCCCCGAAGAGTGGCTCTGGGCGAACGCTTCTGCGACCAACCTTCTTTGCGCAGAGTAGTTCATAGGTTTTTGATGGACACAATACGGGCTTCGAGTTCGTCGATCTTTTCTAACGTCATTTCATCGGGGTAGTCGTAGACACGGCCCGTGGCCGCCGCGAGGCGCATAAGACGTTTATATTTGGCTTCACACAAAGACTTTTGTTTTCGACCTTCTTTGCGAGCGATGCGCCCAGATAAATGCCATGCTGCGTCCCAGGCTGCCCGTGCGATTTTTTTGGTTGAGCGGGTCGAGTCGAGATCGTATTTGACCCACCAGTTCTCGAACTCAGGTCTGTGTTTGTCTTGCATCGGATCGAAGTATAGTTCAGAAGCAAAGTAGCGTCAACCGCTATCTTCGGGGTATTCGTCGCCCCATCCGTTCCAGCCCGGCACGCGTTCGCGGGCGAACAGCTCGATTCGGGGGCGGTCGCCGAGAAGCTCCACGATCTTGTCCCGGATGATGGCCGGTTTCCGGCTGTGGGTTCGGGACTTCGGCGCGAACTGGTGCTGTCGAATGCTCTCGGACTGCAAGGGAAACGTTCGGCGGTTGGGAGTCGTCGAAAACGCGAGAACGAGTTCGTCGAGCGGCTTTACCAGCCTCGGCCGGGGTCCGCTGGCGCCGATGGCTGCGCCGTCTTTCGTGGTCTTGACCCAAATGAAAGGCACCCCCTGGAAGTGGAGCCCCCACCTACGCCGCCACTCTTCGCCGGCCCGCATGATGACGTCGAGCTTCGGGCATGTGGCCCAGACAAACGCGATGCAATGCTTGGCCATCCAACGACCCCAATCGAACTCACAGATTTCCTCTTCGGTCATCTGTTGGTAGGGAAGTTTCGCCGTCCCGAACGACGTGTACGGAACCGGAAAATCGGCGTAGATGATCTCGTACATGGTTCAAAACCCGTTCCCGAACTCCGGGCTTGCCGTCTGAATCGCCCGGCTTGCGGCGTGTACGTCCGACGCGGAGATTCTCGCCCTCGACCAGTCCGTCACCAAGGGGCCGACTTCCATGCGACTCGGTCCATGCCGATTCTTCAACACTCGAATGAGCATCTCCGTGCCGTTTTCCATGGCCATCAAGTCCACCATCATGTCGGCGACTCGACCTTTGCCCGCCGAGTCGCTCGCATCGTCGACGTCGGCTTTGACGACGCCAGTTTTTTTCTGTGAGGCCGTGGCTGCCCAACACTTCCAGTTGACCGCGGTCAACCGGTGTTCCTCGTAGACTTCCTCCATAGCCGAGTAGGTGCCGTCGTGGCGGCCATCGGGAAGTATCTTGTCGGCGTAATCCGTGATGAATAGGTCGAGTCCACCCATCTCGTCCCGGGTCCGCTGAAAACTCGCTTTGACTTGAGACCACTTGGTGGCGCGCGGGGGGAACCACTTCACTTGGAACTTCCCGAGGCCGACCCCTTCTTGAAGCTCCCGCAGCCGGATCGATGCTTCTTTCCAACGGCCGTTCAGAATGTCGTTGGTGCGGACACCCGCCAAGTTGGCCAGCAGCCGCGCCGTCCACGGCTCCTCTTCGAGTTCGAGCGATGCCACCGCGACGTTCAGCCCGGAGCATATGGCTTTGGCTGCGAGGTTGATCAGCGCCATGCTTTTCCCGTCTCCGGCCTTCCCCATAAACACGCACAGCTGGCTTCGACCCAAGCCACCCTCCAGAGCCATATCCAAGTCTTGGACACCCAAGGAGAGGCGTTCGACGTGGCGAAGCCGGTCGATGCGCTCGAAAACGTCCTGGTTCAAGAACATCCCCGGGTTCTCGTCGGTGAGCCCGATCATCCGTGTCGCTTGCAACGCCGCGACAAGCGGCTCCAGGTCGTCGTGGGCGCCGTGGGCTCGGATCAGAGCGTCGACTACCTCGGATTCTTTGCGGCGTCGTATGAGCGGTGCCAGGGCCTCCAGCGTGTCCGATTCTTTTTCGGCCACGGATGACAACCCCACCAGAAAGTCTTCGGCTTCGTCGATCGCCGACTGTTTCATCCTTCCGCGTTCGCGCGCCATGGTCATCGAGCCGAAGCACCCCGCATCGGTGGGCACCTTTCCTTGCCGCCACAACTCACAAGCGTGCTCCATCAACGTTTGCGACGCTTTCAAACGAAGGCCCGAAGGTTCGACAAAGTGGCCGATGCAACGCCAAAACCGTTCGCTATTCAGGCTCCAGAACACAACGGCGCGCTCCAGGGGTTGCGGCAACAGATAGGGGCGCGCGGTATGGCCCGCGGGCACGATGGTGAGGTGTTGTGATTGTTGCATGCCCGACTTCCAGACCTACCAGATCCACTCTTTCGCAGCGACTTCGCGTTCGTATCGTTCGCGGCTACACGCACTGTCAGCACGCACCGCAGCGACCCTTCTCTTGAAGCTCTCGCCCGGAAAATACTCTCTCACAATTTTTCGGACCGCTTGGGTGCTCGTCGCACCTTGTAGTTTGAGGTCCTGCATCATCATCGAATGGTCCCGGGCTAATGCTTTCGCGCGTTCCGTGAACAGCAGCCGCCCCCCAAGCTCGGGGGTGGTGTCCTTGGCGAAGTCCATTTGGTTGTGGACAATCCCGCGGGAAAACACGGTGCGGTAGGAAGGGGCTCTCGATGATTCGGTGACCACGGGGAGGGTCACGACGAACGAAACCCAACGAGCTGCGCTGAACCGATTCTTGACGAGTATTCGTATGCCGTCCTGTAGGGCTTTCCAATCTCTGCTCTTGTCCCACCGTCGTCTTCCTCCCAGCGACCTTTCGACCTGCGCAGTGGAGCCGTAGTTCTTCCGGATCCACGCCCTCAACCACATGGCGCAATGGCACGCTTCCTTGTTGGACACTTTCCCATTCGAGCCCCCAACCAACGGGATCAGAGGCGGAGACGGAATCTTGGTGAGCTGGAGCATTTCCGGGTTGAACGTAGGCACGATGGAGAAGAATTCTTGAGTGGTAATTTCGGGAGGCATGTCGACTTCCAATCCGTCGGGACTGGCCACGGTGAGAAGGTTCGCGCGAGCGAACCGAACCCGGGGGCTGTTCCGACGTCGACGCCGCTAGGCGTCGGTTTCAATTTTCCCCTGGGAACCTATCGACCCGAGGTGCGGTGTCTTGTGTCTCGTTCCGAGCCAAACACACTTAAATTATGCGGTTTTAGAGGGGTCCATGACCGAGCGTTCCGTTAGTTTTCGGGATGTTTTTTCGCATGGTGTTCATTTTTTCTTCGTTTTCGTAATATCGGTTACGTTTTCAACAACCGAATACCCATATCGGGAGTAGATTCGGATGCGCTCCGCCGAGTGCGCTCCGATGTACGGGGCGCCCGAGTCGCGGTAATCGTAGATGTGGAAGGTTTTCTTGTCGTCGGTGACCCGGGACCCTCGACCGGCGCCTTGGATGACTTGGATGGGGCTCTTCATCCCCGAGGCGTACACGACGGATTCGAGGTTGGGGATATCGACGCCTTCGCGGAAAACGCCGTTGGCGACAAGGACTTCGAGCGACCCGTTTTTGCACCGTTCGACGAGCCTTTTACGGTACTGCTTGTCGGTCTTCCCCCAAGCGAACTCCACCGAGAACCCAGCGGAGCGGATCGCGTCTCGAAGAATCCGGCCGTGGCTCAACAAGTCCACGAACACCATTGCGGGCTTCGGGCAACGCATCACGTCCCGCAAAACAGCAGCGTTCCTCACTTTTGACTGGGCGATGGCGTGTTTGCGAACGGTCGCCCACGAACGCCGGAGGCCTTTGGGCATCTGCTGCTTGACGTCTGTGATGTGTACGGTTGCCGAGGCGACGTAACCCGCGTCCATCAAGCTCTTCGGGGTGACGTTGTAGAGCACCGGCCCAGTTTGCGCGATGGCCAACAGCCCTCGACCGTCGCTTCGTTCGAGCGGGGTACCCGACAACCCAATGCGGTAGTACGCGTTGATGAGGGCTTCCGAAACCTCCGAGAAGCTGCCCGCTGGCAAAACGTGGCACTCGTCGACGATGACCCCCTCGATTTTCGAGAGCGCGTTTTTGCACTTCGGATTCCGGAGCGCTCTGTAAAGTGTTTGGAAGGTGCAGAAGCTAACCCGTTCCCCGGGTTCCCAGCCGTCTTTGCCGAGCCACACGTGGCCGGTACCGTCTCCGCGTTTTTCCCACCGGTTTTGGATGTCCTCGGCGAGGTGGGAACGGTGGACAAGGAAGAGCCACCGGCAAGGGATGGCTTTGCATAAGCCCACCACGATCTCCCCTTTACCGCCTCCGGTGGGAACCCGAACGATCCCCCGGCCACTCCGAAGGGCGCATTTCACCGCGTCATACTGGTACGGCTCTCCATCGACTTGGCGCGTCCTCAGCCAGTCTAAATCGGCTTGTGCCGCGTGTTGGTCCCAAGGCAACGGGTGAGGCCGATCTCGCTTGTCGATGCGTTGTACGTCAAACCCCGCGGCCTTGGCGTGCTTTTCCACGAGGGGTACGAGCCCCGTTTGAAATCGCTTGTGGCGTTCGCTGATCAGCCGCACGGTGCCGGAACCCGTGACGCGTTCCTTTTGCGGGTCTTCGTAGGACAAGAACTTCCACATCCACCCCAGCTCTTCGGGGGTCGCTTTGGAGATCGTCGTGTACAGGTTTTGCAGTGTCAGCCACATGGGTTCACCGGGTTCGGCAGTTCAAAACGGACTCTTGCCAGCACGTTCGACATTGCAGGTGGGGACGGGGGTCGTCTTCGACCTCGAACGCGTAGGGGTCCGGTGCGAGTTTTTCTTCTTCAGGTTCAAGGTGCGCCCCGCAGTTACAACACCGAGCGGGGCGGGAGTCGGGACACGTCGGGCAAACCAAACGGCCCTCAAGGAGAAGCTGCGTGTCTCGGCATTGCTGCTCGGGGGTGAGTTTGGCCACCCCTACAGGTTAGCCGCCGCGGCCCAAATACGCGTTGAGAGATTCCAAGGATACATACTTCTTGCCCGCGACTTCCCGGTACTCCACTTTGGGAGGTTTTGCCTTTAGCCAGCCATAAAGAGTGTGGTACGGGGTGTCTGCGTACTTCGCGGCCTCGGCGATCGAGAGGTACCCTTCAGTTCGTTGGCGTTTAGCAATGCCCGCGCTCATTGGCTCTTATCCCATCCTGCAAGTGCCAAGAGTCCCACGCGGAGGTCTTTGTTGCCTCGGCCGCCGGCTTTGCGTAGCGTTTGAAGTAGCTTCCTGCGCTCGTTGGCGCTTTTCACGGGGATCACGATCTCGAACACGCGCTCGGGTTTCTCTTCTTCCCGGGTGCGCTCCAACGCGGACGCGTCTTCGAGGAGTTGTTCTTCAGTCGTTTCGATCGTTGCTCCGGTCAACGCTTCCAGCTCTTCGATGGTGAACCCGGTCACTTCGAGGTCTTCGATCGTGCGGCCTTCCGCGATCAACTCATCCACTTCGGTCGATACGAGCGTCAAATCCAACTCGCCCCGGTTGTTGTTGAGGGAGAGTGAAAGCTCTTTCCGGTCCACGGGGTCTAGACCGCTGGCATCCCGACACGGAACTTTCTCGTCCAAACTCCACAGCTCAAGGAGCACATCTTTGCGGTGGTGACCGTCCACGATCTCGTACTCGTCGCCTTCGGGGTTCGGTTTCCATACGACAAGCTCTTGGGCCAACCCGTTGCGCCGGATGATCTTCCGAAGGGCTTCGCGTTTGTGGTCGGGCATCCGGTTGGGGTTTCGAGGCGCGTCGACCAGATCTCCCAAACGCACGTCGATTTGAGGAAGGATTTCAGGGGTGAGTTCTTTGGTCATCGGTGTGTTCCTTTAGTGTTCGGCGCAATATCCGCTCCATCAAAGCACGGGCGCGGGCCGTTTCGCGCCGTATTTTTCGGGAATTGACGACGCTCGTTTGGTTGGAGTCCTGCAAAAGTCGGTGCGCTTGGCAGGCGTCGACACCTTGCGTGAGAGGTATACGGGCCAGAGGATGCACGGAGAGCGCGTATCCCATCGCTTGCGCCACCTTGTCCCGTAGCTCTTTCTGCTCCACGTCGTGGTCCATCCCAGGGGGCTTGTGCGGGAATTCTGCGACGCGTTCAAACCCGTGGCGAACCTGCGGTGGCAGAGTTCGGTTGGGGAAACAATACGGGGTCCGAAGCCGCCAAACGTACATCGCGAGGGGCAGGTAGGTGCATCGGTTGAGCCACCCTCCGAGCCCCTTCACTGAGGGCTTGGGAACGGTCACCCAGTATCGTCCGTAGGCCGGTATGGCGTGGGATAGGCCCTCGTTGTAAAGCTCGCTCTCCTCGACCCACGGATTTTGCTTATGCAGCCTCCCCGCGACACGGGACACCGTGGTGTTGACGGTGTCCCAGTGCTCGGGCTTCACGTTCACTCCGCCTCCAGTTCGAGGAGCCCTTGGGTGATCGTGACGGTGGCTTGGTTGAGCGCATCGATCACGGGGTCAAGTTGCCCGTCCATGAAGTCGGCGTACGCTTGCAGTTTGTCGGTGGTCTCTTGAAGGCGCCGAAGCTCCGACTTGTGCGCGCGTTTCCCTTTGTCCCCCGCTGCGGCAAACTCTTGCGCGCGTTGGGTAGCCTGCTCGCACTCGGATTTGAGCGCGGCGACGATGGCCGCAGCGGTCTCCCGCGACGACGTTGCGGGGATCTCGAAAACGACGTGGTCACTGCACTTCCGCAAAGCTTCCACGGTGGTGCGGAACAAAGGGAGTTGTGCAGATGGCACGTAATAAAAGCCGCCCATCGGTCGAAGCCGGACGGCTTTGCACTTCCGGCACAAATCGCTCAGCCAAACCGAAATTTCGTTCGTGCTGTATTTTCCCTGCCGGTCGAGGTACGCCGCGCGGATTTCAGTCTTCAATGATTCGAGACCGAGCCCGTTGAAAGTCAACGCGAGAGGCCAATCTTCGGAGACTTCGACGCGTAACGTCCCCGTGTACGTGGGCTCCCCATCTTCCACTTGTCGGCCCACAAACAAGTGACCTCCGGATGGATGGCTGTCCAGAAGGAACTCGTTTTTCCCGCTTGCAACTGCGCGACAAGCTCTGCGCAAGATCGTCTTGTCGCTCGGGAGTTGGGGCACAACTAGCTCGGGGATCGCAGCCAAAACTGCGTCCAGACGAGTGCTGTCCACCGCACCGTTCAAGGACCAGTAGACGACCGATCCAGTAGCTTTTCCTTCAGAAATTACGCGGATGTTGGAGTTGATTTGAGTTGCAGTTGACATCGTTTTTCCTTGTGTGTTCAGGCCGTTCATGGGGGTAGGTTTATGGTGTGGGAGTATTAGCGCCAAGAATTATATTCGATTGTTCGTTACTTTGCGGACCAGCGATCCAATCCGTTGCATCACGACGAACACGTTCGTTTGAGTGCCCGGGAAAAGTCGCATGTCCCAGTTGCGTTTCACCATGGCTTCGGCGGACGGTTTCACCAGCTCGGCGCTGCCTGCATCGATGACTTGGCGGCAAACCCCCCAGAATGCATCGACCCGCGTTTTCCATGCGTCCATTTCGGCGTCATCGGCGTCTATGGGATGCGTGGACGCGAGGAACGCTTGGCACGAGCTGAGAATCGCCATGGTGCGGTCGGCCCGTTTGTTCAGCTTCAGCTCCACTTCCCCGTCGAGGAGCTTATCGGGGGCGGGCAGGTCCACTTCCCGCAAGAACTGTTGCAGCTCCTTGGTGGCAGCAGAGCCGACGCAAGCGCGGATGAACGTATACCGCTCGGCGCTGTTCAAATCGTGAACAATCGAAGACGCCAGCGCGGATACGGCCAGCTCCCAGCTCCGCGGCGATGGGTGGGCTCGGTGGCGCTCAGGGCCTTCTGGCACCCCGGGGTTGAAGAGCGTGGGGCGTGCCATGATGAAGGCGGAGATCATGGCTTCCGCTTGCGCCATGGCCCCGGGCCACATGTCTGCGACCTTCGCTTCGCGTGCGACGATTTCCTCCACGGTTGGGCTCTTGGACTGGGCTTCGAGGTACCGTCCGTCCTGAAGCCATTTCACCCACTCCGTGAAGTCGGGGGCCTGAAAATCCAAGTGGCAGAGCCGGTTTGCCATGGGAGGGGGAAGCGGTGTCGCGTTTGTGGCGCAGTCGATCGGATTTGCGCAAAACATGAACCGCACGGTGGGAGCCACTTGGACGTCTCCGGCTTTGCCTTCGAGCACGATCCGCATCATGGCGGCGTGCCCGTCTTCCTCGCACGAGGTCATTTCGTCGAACAGTTGGACCGCGCCATGTTTGTGTTGGTTGACCTCTTCCACCCAAGTCGCGGGCAGGTTTCGGACCACTTGCCCTTCGATGTCGGGGACGTGAAAGCCCGCAAGGTCGACGGGATCCGTCACGGGCATCGAAGTGTCGCGGAAATGGAACCCCAGCGAACGGGAGATCCGCTTCACTGCCGCAGTTTTTCCAATCCCGGGAGGCCCCCAAAGAATGAGGGGAAGCCCCAGTCGTCCGTTGAGCCCACGGGCCATCAGTGCAGCGGTGATGATTTTGTCTTGGTCGATCATGTCGGTCGGATTCGCGTTTGGGTGTATGTTGGGAGTATATAGTAAAGTTTGAGCATAGCAAAGGGAAAATTCAGGTTTCGACGCGAATGTGCGTGCCCCAATCGCAAGGGGCGGTGGCCCCGGTTCCCACTTCGAGCCAGATCACGTCAGTCCCGGTCGGGGCTGCGGCAGGGGCGGGCCCCCAACCGTCAGTGACGATCACCACCAGATCGGGCTTCTTCTTCTCGTTGCGGATGTGGTCGAATATGGGGTGGAAGGATGTCCCTCCACCGCCTTTCAGCGCGTCGGCGGCTTCTTCCCATGAGCGGCACGCTCGAACGCCATGGACCTCGGCGTCACAGCTCATGACGCGGACTTTGGCGCCCAAACTTCGGAACAACGCGTCTGCTTCGCGCAGCCCCACCGAGAGCCTTTCGCCGCCCATAGATGCCGACGTATCGACGACCAGCATCACGTCCGGAGCGAACTTCTCTTTGCCCGCGAGCAAGATCGAGTCTTTGCGCCACCCGTAATACGCTTGGCGACGCGAGGACTTGCGGTAGGTGCGTCGGTTTCGCCCCCTACGCGCTTGGTGTACCAACCCTCGGGCGCATTGGCGGAGTTGGGTCCGCCAATGGACTTTGGCCGGGCCTTGTGCTTTTTCCACCCAGCGCGCAAGCCCGCCCGGAACCGATCCAGGGTTCCGTCGCTCCGCTTCGGCGATGGCGGAAATGACTTGGTGGGCGATCTCCTCCATTTCGTCGGGGTCCCGTTCCGCGGCCCTAACCTCGTCTCCGAGGTCGTTTTCGTTGTCGACGGGGTTCCCCGCACCGCTCCCGCAAGCCCCAAAAGCGTCTTCGCCCGTCCCGAGTTCGGACACGTCCGGCTCGCCATCGATGTGGCCTTGGTCTTCGTTCGGGCACCCCTGCGAATGGTCATCGCTGGACCCGCATTGGGGGCATTGACCGGCGTCTCCTCTCTGGGACTTCTTTTCCCGCTGCTCGTTCCGCTTCTGAATCAGGAGGACGTAATACTCATCCGCCGTGAGCCCCACGGGAAAGCCCCACGTCTCGGGCCAGCATTCGGTAGGGGGCCAATCGGACCATCCCCCCTCTCGGAGTACGTTGTTGATCCAAATGTCACACGCGATGTTGAAGACCCTCGGGTCGTAGTTGCACTGCCGGGATCGTTGCGGGTGGAGCAAAACGACATGCAGCACTTCATGGGCGAGGACGAACGCGATCTGGCGCTCCGTCCACTTTGCGACCGCCCCGGGCGTGTACAAGAGGACGCCTCGCTCGGTGACCGCAAACGTGTCCATCTCCCTCACCCCCATTCCGGCACCCATGGGCACCGCTTGGCGGATCTTTTCGACCTCCACAGGCGTCAAACGCCAAAGCGCGTCCGTGTAGTAAGGGGCTTTGTCCGCCGTGAGCAGGTAGGCCACGTTGAGTTTGGAGCTTGAGGTTTCATCTTGCTTCGCGCTTTGTCGCCGTCGCATCGATGAAAGGTTACCAAAAAAACTAACTTTTGCAAACACTAAAAATAAATCTTGACGATATTTTATGCGTGATTTATATACGACGCGTGGACACTTACAAAACCCGGGTTTCGTCGTTTCCGGACCAAATGAAAGATGTTGTAGCGGGCGTGACGTTTGTCCGTGAAGACGGGCGGTTCTACATGCGGGTGAAGTTCCCTGTCCGCGAAGCCGGCGGCATCCGAACAGCGGTGCGCTTAGATGACGGGATGATCATGTCGATCCCCCAACATGAATCGGTGTGCATCCGTTTCGTGCAGGCGGTGCCGTGTGAACCTTGACGTCATCGTCATCGGACCCGGTGCAGACCTTCGGGGGGCGGACCTCCGAGGGATGGACCTTCGGGGCGCAGACCTTCGGAACGCAGACCTTCGATTCGCAGACCTTGAGGGCGCAGACCTTCGGAACGCAGACCTTCGATTCGCAGACCTTCGATTCGCACTACTTCGGAACGCAGACCTTCGGTACGCAGACCTTGAGAACGCAAACCTTGGGAACGCAAACCTTTGGAACGCAAACCTTGGGAACGCAAACCTTTGGGGCGCATACCTTGGGGGTGCACACCTTCGGAACGCAGACTTTCGGAACGCAGACCTTCGATTCGCATTACTTCGGAACGCAAACCTTGGGAACGCAGACCTTCAAAACTCCAAGCTCAAAGACACTGATCTCTCGGGGTCGATACTTCGGAACGTAGACTTCAGAGGATCCAACGTTTGGGAAGCCAAGATCTGGGGTGCAGACATGGATGGGGCCATTTTCGATGCAGCTTGACGTCATCGTCATCGGACCCGGTGCAGACCTTCGGGGGGCGGACCTCCGAGGGATGGACCTTCGGAACGTAGACCTTCGGAACGCAGATCTTCGAGGTGCAAACCTTGAGGGCGCAAACCTTCGGAACGCAGATCTTCGGGGCGCATACCTTCGGGGCGCAAACCTTCGGAACGCAAACCTTGGGGGCGCATACCTTTGGGGCGCAAAACTTGAGGGCGCAAATCTTGAGGGCGCAAATCTTGAGGGCGCAAACCTTCGGTACGCAGATCTTCGGAACGCATACCTTCGGAACGCAAACCTTCGGAACGCAAACCTTGGGGGCGCAAACCTTCGGGACGCAGATCTTCGGAACGCAAACCTTTGGGGCGCAGTACTTGAGGGCGCAAACCTTCGGAACGCAAACCTTGGGGGCGCATACCTTTGGGGCGCAAAACTTGAGGGCGCATACCTTCCGAACGCAGACCTTCGAGGCGTAAATCTTGAGGGTGCATACCTTCCGAACGCAGACCTTCGAGGCGTAAATCTTGAGGGTGCATACCTTCCGAACGCAAACCTTCGGAACGCAGACCTTCGGAACGCAAACCTTCAAAACTCCAAACTCGAAGACACTGATTTTTCGGGGGCGATATTTAGGGGTGCGGATTTCCGGGGATCCAACGTTTGGGAAGCCAAAATCTGGGGTGCAGACATGGATGGAGCTATTTTCGATGCAGCTTGACGTCATCGTCATCGGACCCGGTGCAGACCTTCGGGGGGCGGACCTCCGAGGGATAGACCTCCGAGGGATGGACCTTCAGAACGCAGATCTTCGAGGTGCAAACCTTGAGGGCGCAGACCTTCGGAACGCAGATCTTCGGAACGCATACCTTCGGAACGCATACCTTGGGGGCGCAGACCTTGGGGGCGCATACCTTCGGGGCGCATACCTTGGGAACGCATACCTTGGGGGCGCAGACCTTGGGGGCGCATACCTTCGGAACGCATACCTTGGGGGCGCAGATCTTCGAGGTGCAAACCTTGAGGGCGCAAACCTTCGGGACGCAGACCTTCGGAACGCAAACCTTCGGAACGCATACCTTGGGGGCGCAACCCTTTGGGGCGCAAACCTTCGAGGCGCAAACCTTCGGAACGCATACCTTCCGAACGCAGACCTTCGGGACGCAGACCTTCGGAACGCAAACCTTCAAAACTCCAAACTCGAAGCCACTGATTTTTCGGGGGCGATATTTAGTGGTGCGGATTTCCGGGGATCCAACGTCTGGGAAGCCAAAATCTGGGGTGCAGACATGGATGGGGCCATTTTCGATGCAGCTTGACAGGCGCTCGAATGGCCTCCAATCGTCGAAGCTGTGCTCCCTTCGGTCGGCGGTCCTTCTCACTCCCTGGCACACTTCACCGCCGGCCGGGGGTGGGCACATTCATGCCACATCTAGCTCTTCGATCTCATCGAGCAAGTCGTCCGCTTCCTGGCCCCAACTGGGGCGAACCCCTACGATGATCTCTCTGTCCCGAGGTCGGTTCGGAGGGTACATGTACGATCGCCCGTCGACGTTGGTGAACGGCTGGCCCACGGGCACAGTCTGCCCGTCCAAAGCGCGAGAATCCGCCGCGGTCCGGTTGTCAAACGTCGCCACAAGCTTCTTGTTCATGGGATTCCCCGGCGTATTCTCGGCCATCATTGCTTTCCATGTCGTGCCGTTATAGGCGGCGGCCATCTCCGTGGCTGCAACACGCTCAACCATCCACTGCTTCTTTCCGGCCAAAGCAGGGATGTTTTTCTTCAAGTATTTCGCCGCGTCAGCCCAGTTCTTGCCGATAAGAACCTGATCTTGAAGCAACTCCCGCATGGCGTCCGAAGTTCTACGCCCCCAGTACGACAAAGACTTTTGATAGCGGTTGATCAAGAATTGGTCCTCTTCCGTCAAATAGCTCAGCACATCGAACCTCAACGGCGTTGCCGAACCCAAGTATTTGCGGTCGTGCCATTGGAGCCACTTTTTGGCGTCTACATACGAGCGCATCACCGCTTTCTTGTGGACCCCCGCGAGCGCTTGAGCCGTCTGCGACTTCAGTTGTTGGAGTGCCGCGTTCAGCTGCATCTCCATGGCTCTCTTCGTGGCTGTAGTCCACCCACCAAAATCGTCCCCTGGTATCCGATCGATGTCCCGTCTCAACTGAACCATCACGCGGGCAGCAGAACGTCTTGCCGCTCGGGATGCTTGATCAGACAACTTTGCGACGTGTTTATGCTGATCGCGTAGCAAGTCCTCGGGGGACAACCGGGACGCCGCAACCATCAGGAGTCACCCGCGAACTCCACCGTTTCTTCCATGCCGGGGCCCCCTTGGTCAGTCACCCCACCCAACGTTCTCCCGTCGATTCGAGGTGAACCGGTGCGTTGGGTGATCTTGACCTTCTCTTTGGGCTTCTCCCCATCTTGAGAGACTTGGGACTCCATCTTCTCCATCTCTTTGTCAAAGTCCAACTCCGCTTCTTGCTTTTGCTGAAGTTGGTCGCGGACGACGCGGAGATACTCTTCCCCCGCGTCGAGCCCCAAAGTCTTCGCCATTTCACCCACTCGCGTTTCCTCGGACAAGAGATTGGCGGCTTTCGCAACCGCCATGGCTTTGGAAGTTTCGGCGAGCTGTTTCGGCGTGGGGTCGAAGTACGGCGGCCATTGCACGTCGACGTGTGACCCGGTGCCCACAGACTGGGCGCGGATCTCGGGCTCGGGCGTCTTCCCTTCGATGATCGCTTCGTCATCTTGCTTGGGGTACGTCACGACGGGAGGCAAGAGGATCCCCGCTCCCGGTTCGGGGTCTTCCAAGTTGGCGATCCCCAGATTCTTCCCCAACGTCAGCCAAATGCGCGTCAGCTCTCGAATGGTCTGCGTCATCGTCACGCGTAGCCGGTTGGTCTTGGCTTCCATTGCACGCCAAAGAAGCTGTATGGCTTCCCCGCTCTTGTACGCCCCGGCATTGTTGGGGTCGACGATGACGCACTCGGCCGTCTGGAGCACCTCTTGGCGGATAAGATTGACGACCTCGATCCCCACTTTGACGCTGGAGCCGTCCATCTCAAGGTAGCTCGCGTCCCCATTCGCGGAAACCGTCATCAGGCCCCCTTTGGTAATGGTGCCGATCTTCTTCCGCAGCCGCTCTTCCTCTTTCACCAGAAGCGTGGGGTCGACGTTTGCGCGCGCCGCCTTGTAAACCTGCGACATGATCCGGTCTACTTGGTCGATGAGATGCCAAACACCCGCGCAATCCGGTTGTCCGTCTGGGCTCTTTGTGTTTCGGGTGTTTTGGTACCAGATGACAGGGCACCTGCCCGCTTTGTGCTCGACCTTGTTTTCGGGCTTGTGTTTCAGCGGAACCGTGGCGTCCCATTCATCCTCGGGAACGTCGTCGTAGTACACCACGTACTTCTGCGTCCAGAGTCGCGTCCGCCAGAACTTCTTGACTTGGAGTCTTCCGCTTTGTGCGTCCGGGACCAAACGCTCCACAAGACGCTGCTCTACGACTTCCATGGGTTCCCAGTTGGCCCCCGGGGCCCACTTGTAGACGTGGACGTCGTACGGCATCAAAACCTCAGAGGTCGGCACACCGTCGACGACCGAAGGGACAATTGCCGCAGCTCCACAGCTCCCGGCAACGTCTCGTGCCTCCATCAACACGTCCCAGCATTGCGCTTCATCGAAGATGGCTTCCAAGTACCGTTCGGTGTTCAGGTCCGCGGGCACGTGCAACGACGGTTGCCGGCTGTGGCCCAAAAGCATCTCGGAGAATCGGTTCACTATCTGCCGCACCAAAGGCATCCCCGTGTCCGGCTTCCGTTGTCCGTAGGGGATCGCTTGAACCGGGACGAACCCTTGAGGTTTGAGGCGCGCTCGGAGGTATCCGACCCCCGGGTCTCTCGCCGTACCGTCCCAGCTACGCGCAAGATGGTCGAAATGGCTACCCTCGAAAAACGCGCGGCACTGGAGAAGCATCTTCGCGCGTTGGGTCTTTCGCAGCTCCATCACGCGAACGTTGTTCACGATCGTGGCGTACACGCCCTCACCGAGTGCGATATCTGGGTCGGGGCCGATCGGAGGGCCAGCAGGGCGTACCATGGGGAGAGAATACCAGGAGACCGCGCCTTAGTCCGCGGGGCTACCGGACCAACGTGTCAACCTCGAAGAACGCGTCATCGTACTCCCGGGCGCGTCGCCGGAACCCTGAAAGCCGCACGCCCTCACGCGCAATCCAAGACGCCATCAAACGGTCCCCCGGGTGGGTGTCCGGGCTGTATGCCACGCATTCGTTGATCCAGCACAAAGTCTCGGAGTTCGGGCGCATATCCTCGTTGCACGGAATCACCCACTTCTTGTTGACCAGCTCCGTGGCGATCGAGTCCACACCGAACATCATGTCGTGCTTATTCATGCCCGTGAAATGGCTTTTCACCGGGAGCGCGGTCAGGTCGCTTGCGAACTCGTTGAGCATCTTCTGCGCGGCGTTGCTCTCGACGCATAGGATGCTCCCGAACGCTTGGTGGACGTACTCCATTTGTTCCAGTTTTTGCGGGCCCGTCCAATCCCCGGAGCGGATATCCAAGATTCGCAGCGACATGTCCGGAAGCGCGGTGACCGTGAACAAACACGTGAGCGAACCCCCGCCAAACCCGAGGTCGACGCCGGTGATCGTGGGGCTATCGGAAGGGTTCCAGTGCGTAGCGAACTCGTCCCCGAGTGTGCTTCCTCGTTTGAGGCCCTCGAAGAAGTATTCGCGCTTGATGCGACCGGTCCCCGAGTCCACCAGCTGGTTGTGGAGCATCAGCTTGGCGCTGATGGGGCCCAAGTTCTGCTCCCGTTTGCGGAGCTTTGGAAGGGTCCAGATCTCCGGAATCAGTGGCAAGTCCTCGCCGGTCGCTTCGTCTTTGACGTAGCAGCTGTACTTCTTGTGCGCGAAACCTTGTTCTCGGATAAGGCGATGAAGGGCGTCGTCCTCATGCCAAACGTGCCCCAACACCCAAACCCGCGTTCCGCTGGGCGCGTCCCGAGAGAGCACTTCGGTGCGGAACCACTTGTGCAGCTTCTCCCGGTTTTCGGCGGTTAGCGTGTTCCGGATGTCGTGAAGATCGTCGGCGACGATGAGGTCCAAACGTGAGCCCAGAATTTGGCTGCCCGGCGAATAGATGGCGATCGTGGGGTTGCCTTGGCGATCGAGTGAAATTCTGTCATCCGTCCAAACTTGCCAATTTCGACGGGCCAAATGGGGGAAAATCAGCCGCAACCATTGGGAACCGGGACCCTCCCCTTCGATGTCTTTTCGGATGTCGTTCAGGACTTTGGTGGGCAACTCTTTGGTCGCCGAGCAGATCGCAATGCGGATGTCAGGGTTGTTCCCAATCTCCCACAGAACACGCCAACGGGTGATCTGGTTTGTCTTTCCGTGGCCAACAGGAGCGAACAGGACAAACCTGTCGTGGTCTTTGAGATGTTGATGCCATTGGCGGTGTATTTGGGCCGTCTCGATGGCTTTGCCACGCTCAACGCGAGCCACCCACCGGATGAACTCAACCGGATCTCGGCGCGCCCTTTTGCAGATCAGAGCCGTCTGGGCGTCAAAGAGCGCACGTTGATCCGGGTTGAGTTCCACCAACTACTCCCCCAAATCCACCACGGGGCCCGAACCCGAGCCGGAAGATTGGACCGTCGTCTCGATCTTCGTGCGGATAAGCCCTTCGATGTCCTTGAGAGCGAGCCCCAAGCACCCCTGAAGCTCCGCGAGCCCCTTCTGGCCTAGTTGGCGCTTCACAATCTCCAAAGCGCTGTCACGGGCAAACCGGGCCGTCTCCGGGGTCCATTTCTCGTCCGCCTTGAGCTTCCGGACCACGGTCTGCTCGATCTCCATGACGGCGCCTTTGGTCAGAGTTTCAAGCTTTGTTGTGGCGCAGCTGAACGCCGCCGCGTGGGCTTTCGAGTCGAGCCATTGCTTAATGGATTGGGACCCAAGAGTGAGCAGGCCGGTGATCACGAGCGACAAAAGAGACAACGCTCCCGTCACCAAGACTTCGAGGATGTTGTGAATTTCGGACTCCATGGTGGCCGATCCTATCACCCATCCATATCCTCGCCCGCTTTGAACTTCTCAACCTCGGGCATCCGGCCATCCATGTACGCCTCCAAGTCCTCTTCCGTCCAGTTCTCAAAGTCCCGGAAGAGCTGCTGGTGGTACTCCTGGTCCTCTTGTTTGCGCGCTTCAGCCACGGCGGCTTGGGTGCTCACAACAGCGGGGAGTACCGACTCCGGGTCGATGTCGAAGTCCAATTTGGTGCCTTTGGGCATCCGCATCGTAGACCCGAGCCGTTCGTACAACCGCTCGAACGTTTCAGCGTTTCGGGAGTAGTCCGCCCAATCTTTGAGCACGCGAAGCGTCGACAACTCGGAGTTCGTGAACAGCTGCTTGTGAATCGGTTTCCACCCGGGATCGTCGGGGCCGAGCTTTGACGTAGATACGACCTCTTTGGTGCGACGGTTGACGATTTCAAACGCCAACACTTCAGCCATGGTGGCGATCTTGTCTCGGTTGCGAAGGTTTCGGACGCCCCCCTTCGAGATAATCTGCGAGGCTTCCACCGCGTTCAACCGCATCTCGGTGGCAATCTCCGCGAATCGCGCATAATAGCTCGGGTGCTCATCCGGGGCACACGGCAGTGGGTTGGACAGCAGGTACTCGAATTGCTTCCGCGTCATGTTCGTCGCGGCCAACACCTCGGGGACGCTTCCGGATGTGGAAAACACCTCCCATCCGCGCGTGTATTGCTCAAGGGTAATGTCTTTCACCTTGGGCGCGTCCGGGCGCGCCTTGAGGAGGTTTTTCCTACGTCCCGCCATCATGACCCCCGCAAGCGGACGCCCCAGCCCCCGGCGGCCGTACAAGCGGCGACAAGCGCCCTTTCCTCGGTCCGCGGTTGCGGTGACGTGAACTCGATCCAAGCCCCGCGTTCGGGGTCGTAGGTAGTCAAGATCTGGTCCAAGAGCCCCGGGGTCAGGTTGGATTCGTCGGCGTCGCGCAACACGATCTCCGTCGGCCGGGGGATGTAAGGTGCCCGCATCATGGCCTCAGCCAAGTCCTGAAGCCGCGTAGGAGCGCTCAGGAACGCCGACACGTCCACCACGTCCCACAAGGGGGTTGCAGGCCAGTTCTGCTCGTGAACGCGCCTTTGGGTCCACAGCACCACGTCTCTCGTGCGTGGGTCGCTCTGAAACTGTGAAATGGCCTCGTCGACGACGTGCTCCGACCAATCCGCAGCCTCAAGCCACAACACGCGAACGCCTACGCGCCAAACCTGCGTGAACTCGACGACAAGGTGCTCCGGCCTGGCCCCGGAAGGCAACGCAATGCGCGCCGCTGGCAACCCTTCCAGTTCCCCGACCGGGATTCTTTCGATACCTCTCACCCGCTCAGTGTAGCCTACGACGTCAACCCGTGGGCAGCTTCTCGATCACCGACGACAAGTACCAAAGCACGAGCCCCGACAAGAGCGTCAAAACAGCGCTGGCTCCCGTGACGACCCCGACAATGCGTGACTGAAACTGCTCGGTTTTCTTCAGCCGCTCCTCGAACTTCTTGACCTCCAGCGCTTCGAGGGCGGTCATGCGTCGTTCGAGGTCATCCACTTGGGTTTCGACCGCATCAACGGCGACTTCAGACTTAGCCTGAAACGCCTTGAACGCTTCCACTTTCTCTTCAATCCGAGCGGTTCGTGTATCCAGCCCGCTCAGAGTGTCGGACATCCGGTCGAACTTGTTCTCGAACCTCGACCAGGCATCAGGTGGAACTTGTGTCACCCGATAACTTTGAGCCACAGAACGCTGTACAGTCAACCGGGGGGGCTCAAACGTCGCAGGGCCCAACGTACGGCCCTCTCTGTGGAAATGCTCCACGAACCCGTCCGTACAAGCCACGGAACACTGTCCTGGAACTTTCCGAGCGCGTGGGTCCACTCAAACCCACGTTCAAAATTTCCTGAGTCGATGTTCAGAATTTTCGCAACGGCAGCGTGACGTTGGGCCTGAGTCCGAAGCGGCCCGTCGTCCAGTCGTTGGAGCAGGTCCTCCGGGGGCTCTTCCCAGCGTTCACCGCGAGTTTTACGGACCCAACACTCCAAGGCGTCGCCGGGGTTGGCCAAATCGCCCGCGTCAAACGAGCCGCGGATCGCGTCTTCTCGAAGGTTGTACCGCGGGAGCAAGTAGTCGCACACCAAAGAGTCGATTGCCTCCATGACTTCTTGGCTTGGGCGCGCGTCGATGAAGTCATCACCCGCGTGGATAGACTTGAACTTCCCGCCGACGCAAACGGTGACCGCGGCAGGGTGCCTGGGCACCGCTCGCGTGTCCCACTCATCGCCCCAGCAGCGGTAAACCTCGAACTTCCCGTTTCGCACTTCCAAAGTGGAAGGAACGTAGAACGTGTGCGGTGGGGCCGGGCTCCGTTGGTCGACGCACCATTGGGCGTACCGTTCCAAGCATTGCGGACCGTGCCGACGCGTGCCCCCCGACTGGGTGACGAACACCTCTTGAACCCTCCGCCCAGAACGGCGCTCGTACCCTTTCCCCCGCGGGCCGGGAAAGTCAGGACTCTTCGCAAGCCCTTCTACCGATACAAGCCGGATCTCCGGGCCTTCCCATTCCGGGATCGACGAAACGCGCACGTCAGGCCTCGGCGCAGTGGTGATGCAACGTGTCGCACGCGTATACGTCGTCATCGGTGCAGGATGAAGGTGCGCCGGAAAGGCATTCGTAACGCTCTTGAAGGCATTGGAAGGGTTGGGGAGCCCGGAGTTCCGTCACGCGCGTAGCGTCGCACTCAGGCCACGCGGAGTCGCATGTTTCCAACGACGCCACGAAAGCTGACATGCACGTCGCTGGGCATACGGCGGTCTCGCAAGAGTTGCCGGTTCCCCCGCAAGTCATGGAACACTGAACGTATGCGTCGTACGCGTCGTCTGCGCAAAATTCGCGGTCCCCCAAGGTTTCCGCGTCGCAAACCTCCGCCGCTGCGACTTCCGCGGGAGGAGGTTCGGACTTGACGGGAGTTCCGCAAGCAAAGAGGAAAAGGGCGCCGAACGCGTAGGTGATCTTGTTCATAATGTCTAAGATTACACCTTTTGAAAAAACCGCAAGGATTTATATTTTGAACATATGTTCAGCGTAGGGCCAGGCATGAGTCTTGGTAAGACACCAACGTCACGCGTGGGGCCGGGGCCG